AATCATCTCTTTGGTCTTTTTAGAGAAAATCCCAAACTTTTTCTTGCAAATGGCGTCTCTGCAATATTCATGAGCTCCATATGCCTTGGATTTTATCGGCTTTGGATAGCTCATAATAATATTATATAACATTTTTTTTTTGACACTCCAGTGTGTAAAATAACTTAACAAATAATATTTATATATTGCAGCACAATGAGCACACCCGTGAACCGTGTAATTATCGCGATCATCACCGAGGGGCGCGGAGACATGGCACTTCAAACTTGCGTTTCTGTTCTGAATCTGCAAATGGCTCTCATGACTTCTCCGAATGGTTTTCAGGCCGATATGCGATTTTACAAAACAAACAACGAGGCTCTCACAGCTCTCTACACCGAGAAGGATTTTAAAGCCGTATATATTATCAATTTTTGTACGAGTGTCCCCGGTGATTTTGCTCTAAAAGCATTGAATTCTGACAAGGACATTGTGATCGGTATTCATCCCATGCCTACAATTGATTGGGACCGCGTAAAAAAGAATATTGCAAATACCACGGAATCACTCGAAAACACCGGGGTTGTATATAATCTCTCTCTGGCAGGAATTCCAGATGCCGGAGGATATGCCAAAATCAAGGATGTCAAATGCGCGGATGTTATGTTTGTCAAAAGAGACGCACTTGATGATATTGTCAAAGAGAACCCCACGGTGGTTACAACTGACGGCAAACATACATCTCTATTTCTGGATGGTGTATATGATGGTGTATATATGACGGGAATTGAAAGGTTCTCAAAATTGTATGGTAAGCTCATGTATGGAGATACCGCACGTACTGTGAATAAGCTGGGCCCCCAGGACTATGTGGGCATAGTAGGAAACAGATCGCAGATCAGATAAATATGCGTCGGATAAAAACATCAAATAAAATAAAAAGTATGATAATGCACATTCACACACTTCATGGCTTTGCTAAACAAATATTAATCCGAGAAAATCGCGTAATTACTTACACCGATGCATCTATACGACTGCAAAAAGGCGGTGTTGGTTTTGTTTCTACCAATACTAACAATGAGAAGTACACATTTCACGCAAGAGCTCACGAAATCAAAGACATCAACAGGTTAGAGTTAGGGGCCATATTTGCTGGCATCGCAATGTGTGACCCTAGCGTGGATAAGTTAATTTTTACGGATTCTCAAACTTCCATTACAAACCTTGTTACTGCTGGCAAAAAAACCAAATATGATAAATTATCTAAATTTGTTCATCAATTGGCAAAAGAACGATTTGGGAACATATACCTCTCTAAAGTGAAAGCTCATTCTGGAGATCCTGGAAATGACGAGGCCGATTATCTTGCAAAAATTGGAACTGAGAGCGGCGTTTTATATGTTCTCCCCGACGAGTTTGAGTCTATAGATGCATGGTTTCAACACCACAAGGATCTTCGTTTATCGTTTAAATCGTAAAGAACTTAATAAAAAAATATACTAAAAATCAAGACAATGGACGACCAAGTGGCATTATTCAAGGAATGTGTTAAAGAGTATTTTGATATTCAGGCTCAAATTTCCAAAGCGCTTGACAGCATTAAGGAAGTTCGTAGGAAAAAAGACGAGCTCGGTCACATAATCCAAGAGTTCATGACGGACAAGAACTATGAAGTTGTCGTGTCCAACGGATACAAACTTTCTTTAAATACAAAGAAAAAACTTCCCGGTATTAAAGAAGATATGGTCATGGAATCTCTCCGAGACATGTATGGCTCCGAGGATGCAAAAAAGGTATGGGACAAAATAACAGAAAAGCGTGAGTCAAACGCGTCAATATCCAATAAATTATCATGTCGCAAAGCTCTTACAAAAAAAGATTAAATAAACAGCATTCTGGCCAGTCCATTTTCAAATATTATAAAATTAACGCATACTGCAAAAAGTTTTATTTGTTTGGCATCCGTTTGTGGAATAATATCAAATGAAAATTTTGTTTTAGTGAATGGAGAAAAATTCAAACTTCCATTTGGCTGATAAGCTAATGCGTCGAGCGAAAAACTAAACAACAGTATATTATCAGTTGAATTACAACGTTTTCCATGTTGATATGTTTGGATCAATGTAAAATATTCACTTGATCTCGAATTAAATTGTTGGTCATTGTTTATATAAAAAGTTCCTTTTTCGAAAATATTTGAATATTCGAATCCTGAAAAATCGTTTTCAGGATATGCCACAATTGCAAAATATTTGACAGGTTTATTGAGTTCCCGGAGTTCAATATCAATTTTAGATTGGTTTACAATTTGCCCATTGGTCGTGGTAAGAAATGTATTTTTATCTATCGAATATACCATATCAATCATCAAGTTTGTTGCTGATTGCGCAAATCTAAATTTTTCCGAATCGTCTAAAAATATATATTCTGTGATGAGTCCGGCATTTAATGAAACACTATCCGGAATTTGGCTGGTCGTCGGAATATTCACCAGGGAACTTAGCGGTTTAAGATTGAAATCCACATATACGTTTATGTTTGTTTGTAAATTTAAAATGGGTATGAATTGTTGTTTATTTGTGGAATTCTTGCAACAAAAAAATTTCAACGGAATTAACAATTCGTGAGATGTATTTGTCGCAAGAATTTCATCTCTTCGCACAAGCTTGTTTAATCCTGCCAATTTAGAGTCGGGACAAAATAGCTTGTCGTCAATATCGAGCCATAATCCTTCTGTTGTTTGCACTATAGTATCGCCAATCCTAAGAATTACTTTCTCTAAGATGTTATATCCAATTGTTTGTTTCCATGTTCCTCCTGTTATATTAAGATTTGGTAAAACAACTCTCAAGATCATCGATCCCACAAGATCTCCACGTTTTGATAATGATATCGTGTTCTTTGTTCCAAATCTTACGGTGGTAGAAAATTTCTCCTCAGAATGCTCTATTGCAAAATTAGTATATCTTTTATATATACGTTTGAAAAATGACATTTCTGGAACATATGTAAGATAAACATCTTGTGGACCGCGAGACAATAATTGGACAAACGTCCCTTCCGATGCGGCTCCCGTTACTTGCTTGTTCAATGGAATCTGAATGTCTTTTTTTTGTATATCTGTTACAGAGCTTATTGCTTGCTTGCTCAATGGAATCTGAATGTCTGGGTTTTGTATATCTAATGTGCCTGTTGGGGGCGTATACAAAAAATCATAAGACATTTCTGAGGGCGTCAAACTGCAATAAAACCTTTTTACGTCCAACCCAATCTCTGACGGCCTTGCAAATCGCAAATGATCTTCTCCCGTTACTCTCATAGAAGATCCTTTGATGTTTATTGTAGGATCCATCAACTATTATAATGAAACATTTATTTCATGTAAATATTTCATGTGTTACAAGATTGATTTTAAGATTTATATTTATATCTCTTAAATCATATAAGTATCAAGCACAAAGAGTCATTTGAGCACGAATTGGCTGATACACAGCATTAAACCCAGAGTTCACCAACTTCTGACACTTCCCATCAGCATCGCCCTCAAGGTCGATCATAGCTTGGAGCGTCCCCAGGTATTTGAAATTAGGGGTATCCTTGGTAGACGCGGTCTTGATGATCACATATCCCGGTGTGCCAACGGGGGTGTATGATAGTTGTTTACCTCCGAGGATGATGATGCTGGGAGAGCAGGCGACGTTAATCCTGGGGTTGACCTTGACCTGAGCAAACTCAAATTTGTTAGAACATTTGTTTGTGATTGTGTTTTGCTTGGGAGAAGGAGGGGTAGGAGGTGGCTTGTTTGCACAAAGGTTAAGTTGAAGGACTCCTGGTTCTACCGAGTATGCCTTAACATTCCCGGATTTCACCAGCTTGGCACACTCTCCGCCGATATCATCCTCATTTCTCATCAAGCTCCGAAGTGTGTCAATATAAGTAAAACTTTTAGAATCAGGCTTCGCAGATGATTTGAGAAGCACTACATCTTCGTCGTAGAAGAAGTTATCAATCACGATCTGATTGCCTACCGCTATCTTTTTCATCTTGAAACACAGGATGCCGGTTCCAGACGGGGCGTAAATGCTACTGATTTCAAAGTCAGCGGCACAGTTGTTCACAATCCTGAGCCTGTCGGCGGAAGCCACTGCAAGTAGGGAGAACAGGATTGTGTAGATCATCGTGTTCATTGTGAGTGTATTTAAATTGGTACGTTTAGAGACTGAAACCAGGTATTTATGCCTATTCTGACAAATGACACTTCCTTTCTTAAACCCCGGGGTCAAATGACAATCTTATTTTGGCGTTTTTAAAAATTGTTAAGAAAGTTTGTCTTACATCACAAAGTTTTTGCATATATATTTATCAAGCACAAAGAGTCATATGAGCACGAGTTGGTTCGTATACAGCATTAAACCCAGAATTAATCAGCTTCTGGCACTCCCCATTGGCATCGCCGTAAAGGTCAATAACAGATTGGAGCGTTTCCAGGTATGCAAAGTTAGGAGTATCCTTGGTAGACGCGGTCTTGATGATCACAAAATCCGGTGTGCCGGAAATGTATGATAGTTGTTTACTCCCGGGGATGACGATGCTGGGAGAGCATACAACTTTACTCCCGGGGGAATGATTGAAATGAGCAAACTCAAATTTGTTAGAACATTTGTTTGTGATTGTGTATTGCGTGGGAGGGAGGGGAGTAGGAGGAGTGGGGGGACAAAGGGTAAGGTAATGTTGATCTGGGTCCACCCCGTATACATTAAAATTCCCGGAGTTCACCAGCTGGGCACACTTTCCGTCGATATCATGGAAATTTTTTATGGCACTCTTAAGCGTGCCCATGTAATAAAAACTTTCCGGATCAGGCTTCACAGATGATTTGAGAAGCACGGTTTCACCGCGGTTATCAATATTGATATGATCTCCGACCGCTATCTTTTTCATCTTAAGACACTCGACGCCGGATTCAGACGGAGGGATCAGGAGGCTGATTTCAAAGTCAGCGACACAGTTGTTCACGATCCTGAGGGGATTTAGATCGGGAGAAGGAGGGGTGGGAGAGGGCTTGTTTGCACAAAGGTTAAGTTGAAGGACTCCTGGTTCTACCGAGTATGCCTTAACATTCCCGGATTTCACCAGCTTGGCACACTCTCCGCCGATATCATCCTGATTTTCTATGAGATTCTCAAGCGTGTCAATATAAGTAAAACTATTCGAATCAGGCTTCGCAGATGATTTGAGAAGCATTATTTCATCATAGTCAAAGTCATCGATCACGATCTGATTGCCTACCGCTATCTTTTTCATCTCGAAACAGAGGACGCGCTCACTCGATGTGGAAATGCTGCTGATTTCAAAGTCCGCGGCACAGTTGTTCACAATCTTGAGCCTGTCGGCGGAAGCCACGGCCAGCAGAGAGAGCAGGATTGCGGAGATCATTGTGTTCATCGTGTTCATTGCAATCAATTGGTACAATAGAGACTGAAACTCCGTATTTATGCCGTTTTATATACCGGGATCAAATGACAATTACTTTCCTATATGCTCTTTAAATTGTGATAAAATATCATATACAGCATTTCTTGCTTCTTCTAATGTCTTATGGCACGACATTCTCCAAAGACCGTTCGCGTATATTGTTACCTTCCATTCGTTATAAGAATATCTTTGAATAGCGGTGTCCACCGAGTATGACATAAAATTAAATATTACTCAGTCATAAGTTATTAATCGTGTTATATTTTAGAACAAAAAATAAGTATGATATTAATGGAATTTCTTGAATCATCGTTGCTAGTTCAAAAATTAATGATAAAAAATATGCCGATATTTACTTAGGTGTAAACAATTTTTTCACATATACTTTTTTATCGCCTTGTCTAACATATGTTCTTCCCTTAGAATCCCGAAGAACTTTTCTTTTTTTAGAGTTTACTTTTTCCGTGTCAGTAAATGGGCTTCTTGCTTTACCAGATGTAGAGGATTCTTTTATAGGAGAATTCTTTTTTACAATCATCCCAGTCTTCGTAGTTTCTTTGCGAAGTCTCGGATCAACATTTGGGAGATCAAATCTTGCTACGGCACTTCCCCTCCGACGGGCCACTTGGGATGGAGATTTTCTCGGGGCAGACCCAAACCGTTCCTTACCTCCCGGAGAGTATCTGGGAGCGGCTTTACCGGACATTCTCGATGGAGACGGAGATCTCTTAGATGACGAAGATCTCTTAGATGACGAAGATTTGGGAGAAGATCTCGGAGTCAATGGGGATAATTGGATTAGCCCTGTAGACGGCGATCTTGCAGCTGTAGGTGACCTGGCTGCCTGACCAGATGATGCGACGTCTACGAACACGGGTCTTCCACATTGGAAGTTTTCCTTCGAATGAAACATATCTTTGAATAACTTGCAATCTACGGCCATCGCCTTCAGCAACCTTTCAGTCTGCGCTACAGGAGCGTTTCTTCTGACAGCGTCGGCAAACACGTAACTGTTGATACCAGGAGGTAATTTACCGGGAGGGGGTCCGTTCACAGTAGATAAGTCCGCACTCAAATTTAAGGTCATAATCTTCTTGGCCGTTTTTTCTAAGTCAGGCAATGCTTTTTTTGATATACCGTCGTGAGTAAAAGTCCTCGGCACGGTCGAGAAATATCTGTAGATAGATGCAAGCTTTCCGGCTGACTTTGAGTGGCCACACATTCTTAATGCGCGTCCCACTGCTTGAATATCCGCAGCAACGTCGTGAAGAGGATCCACAATATGCACTCCGGTGAGACCAGGGGTGTCCAACCCTTGATAATACGTACCGGTGGCAAGAACGATCTTGATATTATCTCCGTTGATGTTAGATTTATCTGCGAGTGCTTTTTTCATAGCGTTGAGCTGCTTGGCTTCTATTTTCACCGTCTTGCCTTTATATGAGTACGATCCGGATTTATAGAATGCATATCTCTTTCCAGAACCAAGCGGGGACGCACTCGGGAGGTAATTAGAGTAGCCCATAGAATCGAGAACCGCCATTATAGTAAACGCCGTGGCCGCATTGATAACATACATGTATTGCTTCCCCGGCGTGGACAGAACTCTCTTGAGCACTTCGCGAAGCTTAGGTGATAAGATGCTCATCTTAGGTCCGAATCTAATGACTGCAGGAATTCCTCCGGTCAAATCGCGGCGTGACAGTCTTTCGATCTCGTCGGCGGAATATAATCCAGTTATCGCTGTTTTTGTGGTGAGCGCATCTCCGGCACCAATTGCGTTCTTCATATACCCAGGACGTTTCTCTGCTTTGAGATCCGAATCTTTCAATGACTTGATCGTCTTCAAGAACCCGGCATAATATTTAGGATCCATCTCGGAAAATACGTTTTGAACGTTTTTATTTCCATACACACTTGTGTCTCCACGAAGCTCTACATAGCTCACAAATCCTTTCAACCATTCCGGGTGTTTGTTGAGATCTTCAGGACGGATCCTCGGCACGTTCAGAGGCCGCACAAAGTTGACCACACTTAAGATGTCGTTCACGGTTCCACCAGGGGTTCCTGTAAGCGCAAAGACGTACATGTGCTTCTTGTATTTGGCATTAGTAAGCTCGGCTCTAAGCCAGTTAGCAGCTTTTATGTAATCCTCACTGGTTCCGCTCGGCTTGAAGAGGGATTGAACTTCGTCCATGATAAGCACACTTCCGATCAGTTTGCTCGGTTCCTTCTTGGTTTGTTTGCCATACTTGCCCATGAGAAGCGCATCGCCTTCGGGATTCGCACGACCAACTCCACCGGTTCCTTGGAATCCTAAATTAGACGCTAGCTCTGTGAAACTAAACGTCTTGATTCTCCTCGACATTGGTGCAACGTTCTTCTTGTCTGCACACCAACGTTTCAGAGCGTCTCCCGCAGACATGGATGTTCCAAAGGCAGACACTTGCCTGCCAAAAGGGGGTCGAGTAAATTCAGGAAGAGGCGAGTCTTTGAACACGAGTTTCACGTGATCGGGATAAAACTTGAACAAGTTTTCCGTGTAGACATGAGCGTTATTGTCTCTGTTATTCTCAGGAGTTGTTGCTAATACTATGTTACGCTTCGTGCCCCAAAATGCTAGGGCAACACCAAGTGACGTGGCAGTATTATGAGTAACTGTGAAATCCCCAAGTAGATATCTATGATCTTGGTCCAGGACAGGTCCTATATATTCCCCGACACTGAGCTTTTTCACGCTGAAACCCGTTCTTCTAGCATCTTTCGCCTGTCGTCTTGGCTGTGCACATTTACGCTCTAATACTGTTGGTATTTTCTCAAGTCCTTCTCCACTTATGCTGATCTTGTGGTATGTCCCACATTTCTTTTCGCCTTTGTACATGCATGATTTTTGCACTTGTTTTATATATGCAGCAAACCCCAAGGATCTTGCTACAAATGCAATGTCTTCTGCGAGTCTCTTGTTTTTCTGAGTTATCTCAAAGCAATTGCCGCCTAAGTAACCATCTGTGTCAAGGAGACCCGCTAGAACTTGCAAACGAGTCGAAATACTGCCAGTTTTTATATCATCTGGGATGTGTTTGTTTTCCAATAAGTTGTATTTTTTCAAAGTCGTTAGGAAATCATTAGACCCATACTTCCCTTTCATGTTGTTAGTTTCCGGCCTTGTAAGATAGTACGAATCGCATTTTGTTTTATTCGCCAGTTCGCCTTTTAGCGGTATTAACCCGTATCGACGAATTCTTTTTGCGATTTCATCAAGTAAAACACCTTCCTTCGCATCTATTGTTATTCTAGCACCACGAGATGAACCATCTCCAAGCCACGCCCCAATAACATACGGGTCAAATAACGGGTCATTTTTTCTTGAAAATGATATCGGTCCCGATCTGAACAATTTTAACGCATTCTTGACGTATTTTGGAAGTTCTAAAAATTCATTTAATGGTATATCTACTATATGATTAGGTTTCAAATTAGATACTATACGTTCAGCCTCTGCTAATGTCTTTACCGTCGGCATTTTGAACACTCCCCTACCATCTGGTGTGTATTCGTGATATTTCACCAAATATGTATTAGATGGTGTTTTTTGAATTCTCCCCTGTTCATTATATTGAAGACTCAAAACGTGAGTTTCGTTGCATTTCCATGATTCGCCTTTAATCGGTATTATTTCATACATCATCTCACGACCTTTACCAATATTTAAAACACGTCTTGGCGTGGAGTCTAATCCCATCAATTCCATCCCAGGACGAAGATCTTTCGCTTTTATTATTGTTCCCGAATATGTAAGAACATCTGTATCTGGATGAAGACATTTCCCCGATCCTACTGAATGGAAGCACAACATCCCGCGAACCCCACCTATTTCTTTAGGAGAACGACTGGCAAGGATCCGTGCAAATTCGTAGACGGCCATTTGATGCGCGCCTATCTTGGGAATCGAGAAATCGCATTGGGGGTTGGCGCCTGCAGTGCCTTTGAATTTGCGTTTCTCGGCAATGATAGGTGCCAATCTTTGCTCCACCCCTTTTACAAAACAGTTGTCAGAAGACCGAGGATTAAAAGGCTCGCCCACACATACAGGGGGGACTGGGGGCTTATACATAGCAATAGCTCTTTGTTGATTGGGAGACAACCTCCGGACAAATCTGGGATCAGACACGAATTGGCCAGTAATATTTGTAGGAGAGTATTTCTTCACGTATTGACCGTCATTCTTTCTGGGCTCCATATAGGACACCGTTGAAACGCCGTCTTTAGAGTCTACGACAGTTCCAGGGACTCGTACAGATTTATCACTCATTCTTTTCAAAGATACCTTGCCGTCTTCGAGAAATACCTCTATCCGCTTTCCCTTTGGAACGTTTCCCTTGACTACGACTGTTTTAATTACTACCTTGGGAACCTCGACTACACCTGGTTTTACTATCTTTCCCATAACCGAATAAATAGTTGGTTCCTCGACCGCTTGACCAGAAATAGGATCAAAGTAGACCTTGATGGTTTCTCCAACAGGTCTTGTTGATTTAGTATTAAATCTTTCTACGTCGGTGGCCACAAAATTTGAATTCATAAGCGCAAAAAGAGGGAATCCGCCATCAACGCTCATGGGGGTATCCGATTTAAGACGAGCGCTGAACGAGCCGCTTGGTCTAGTAAATGATACGGTTGCTTTATCGATAGATGCTCGTATAATTTTTCCATATGTAGACACTTTGCTCAATGGGGATTTTGCGTTCTTCCAGGGCAAGACCCCTATAATTCGTTTAGCACGTTCGTCAAAATAAACTATTACCGTCTCTCCTATGGCGAATCTGTAATCTTTTGGCTGTGGTATTTCTTCTTTATCAGTTGATTTTGCAGGAGACTGATATGCGGGAGACTTAGCAAATTGTCTTCGCGGCTTCAAAGGAAATAAGCCGCCCTTTACTTTTTTAGTCACGGTTCGAGGCGACCGTGGAGATGACATTAATATATACAATATTATTTTGTCATACGCAAAATATATGAAAAAAATTTAATACAGAATATAATGGCGATGATTGCACCGTCGCCTGGACCAATGAGCAAACATTTCAAAAAACTCGAAGAAACAAAAAGAGAAGATGAAATAGACGAGATTGAAATAATAGACGAGGACGAGATTGAAATAATAGACGAGGACGAGATTGAAATAATAGACGAGGACGAGATTGAAATAAAAGATGAGGACGAGATTGAAATAAAAGATGAAGACGAGATTGAAATAACAGACGATGAACTAATTGAAGTCGCAGAAGAAGTCGCCGAGAAAGCCATCAAGGAAGTCGCCGAGGAAGTCGTCGAGGAAGTCGTCGAGGAAGTCACAGAGGAAGTTAATGAGTTGGTCTATTATAAGGATGCTTGTATTGAATATAAATTTGAAGAAATGCGTAAAGATAATGGCATATATTTTGTTCCGCTGGAAAAGCCATTGATGATACAGACACCGGTGGTAAGACTCACAAAATCTTTAGAAGGTGATTCTACGACAATCAAGATTTCCGACAGATTTGCGTCATTTATAAAAAAACATGAAGAACACATATTAAAGGTTGCCAAAGAAAAAAAAAATAATTGGTTCAAACATAATATAGAAGATGATATGTTAGATGAAGGATTCAAAACATTTTTAGATTCTGGAGTATTAAAAGTAAAGATTGCCGATGACTTGGCATCATTTGATATTGATGGAAATTTTATAGATAATGATTTTTGTACTCCTGTAGATGTTATTTGCGTATTAAAAATATCGGGCATATGGTTCGGTTCCGTGGAATTCGGTTCCATCATGACGCTGGTTCAAACACAATTGGCTAGATTACCAAAATGTTCGATCAAAATCCGTGAGAGTAAAAGTGACATTAATTATTCCAGGGAGTTTGCATAATTTTTTAAATAAAAAAAAATAAAATATAATATATATCATACTATAACGATGATGATGGATATGGCCACTATTGTGAAAATTTTGGCTGTGATTGCAGTTATATTCGTTGCATATATGCTATGGAAGAACATGAGCGGTGGCAAAGTATCTCCCCCCACTCCTTACAAATCCATGGAAAAATATATGAACTCCGCCGAAGGAGGTGAATATGATATGGAGGATGACGACATGTATTATCCTGAAGATACCGACATGGAGGACGACGAAGATATGGAGGATATGGACGAATATGTCGAGGAAGGTGATGACATGGCGGATGCCGAGGACGAACCATATGATGACTCTATGGATGCCGAGGTCTCTATTCCCAAGATCATGAAACCCGCTATGCCTTTGTTGACCCCGTCTTCCCAGCTCCTCCCCAAACCCACCCCGGAAGCAGCCGACTTCGCACAGTTTGCTCCCAAAAATCTACAAGCGCAAAACTTCCTCACCGCATCTCAGTGGGTAGGATTGAACACTCAAGGTTCCTCATTGAAGAACGCTAACTACGACCTCCGTGCCGATCCCATAATCCCCAAAGCGGACGTAGGGCCTTGGGCGAATTCATCCATTGACCCCAACGTATATCAGCGCCCTCTGTTTGGTTAAATATAATAGGCTGATATCAACAAATGACAATTAAAAATTTGTTTTCACTAAGCAATGTGCATGCCACAATGTTTTTACGCTTCGTAATTTTTTAGGATTTACAAAGCACATAAAATCCATACTTCCTACTCGAACGGATGCTATCTCGCGAATTTTTTCTTTAGACAGCGGCAAGGTGCTAAATATAAGATAATGCAAAGAATTGTCCACGTCATAAGGAAATGCATTTTTCATCCATTTTATATCTGCTCCTTTCATTTTTTTGCAAATAACGTCTTCAATTGTTATATTATTTCTTTGTAATGCTTCCTTATACTCGGCATATTTATTTAGATTTTCTTTATTCCTAGAAAAAAGATCAAATCTTCCGAGTATAATGCACATTTCTGCATCTTCCCAGCGCATTTATTGTAATAAAATAATATATAATCTAATATATAACAGAATGGGAAGCAGAATAGTTCCTTCAATGTCGGATGGACGGTCGTGTTTGCGATGAAAAACGTTCGGCCACGAGTAAACGGATATCTCGTGGGAAACCCCGTTAGCTTTCCGTCTTGAAGCAGACGTTAGTGACTCTCAGAGTTGCGACACCGCCAAATTGCGGAAACTCCCTAAAGCGTGCGATACCAAAAAATGCTGGGAAACCACATTTTGGCCGAGAGAAGCCCTCGGGTATGGTAATAATTCTCACGATGAACAATGGGAAATCCGCAGCCAAGCCCCTACGGACGATATGTCGAGTCTATGGGGAAGGTTCAACGACTAAACGACGGTGGGTATCCAGAAGAGTTGAGACATACTCCAGGATGCTTAAGATATAGTCTAGTCCCTTTAAATATCTCGAAAGAGAGGGTATTTCGTTACCAACTATGTGTCTTCCGGGCTTTACAATAATTATCTCGAGGACAAATTCAACACCGTGGATGACAGCGCATATAGAATGTATTTACAGAAAAACACGAAGAACGTGGAAAAGGTCATCAACTCACTCACGGCATATTATGTCCAACCCCCCAAAATGCCCAAGGTGGCACTAAAAGTGGCCGGGGGCTCTGACGAGCACGGCGTTCCCGGAGTTTATGGGCAGCCAGACAAAGTTTTAAACGCCAGCTATTATAAGACTCTCAATCAATTCAACAAAAAAGTGAGAGGTTGAGTGACGATATGAGGTAATTTAATTGGGAAATAAAGTCATTTTTTGATATTTTTAATTGGGAAATATCAAAAAAATTTTCATATCGACGTTTTGCCTTCGAGACGATCAATCAAAATTTTAATAGAATATGATAAAAGTGTGAATTTTTATTTTAAAAATATTATTTATATATATTAAGTGAAAATGGAACTTTTGGCCATTGCGTCCATCATTGGCTATGGATTATATAATTCGCAGCAGGGCAGAGACTCACGCGAGGATGTCAGAACATATGCCAACATTATGGGATCCGGCAATGGTATTGACGAAGAATATGATGTGAAACCAACTGACATGGTAAGAAAATATAGAAAGAAAGCAGAAAATCGCTGGAAGCAAGCACAAGTCCCCAAAGAATCTGGAATCATCACACCAAATATGAGACCCAGCGAGGTGATGCCATTTTTCACATCCGGGAAGACAATGAACACGAATACTGAGTATAAGCAAAGAAAAATGGAAGCGTTTACAGGTGCCACGTTGGACGGATTTTCTACATCTGGCACATATAAGCACAAGAAAGAAAGCGCTACTATGTTTGGAGCAACTCCCCAGGGAAGAGTCTCTTCATCTGGCACGGTCGGTAATCCAGCAGGTGATGCAGAACTTCAAAAATCAAGGTCGATATCTGCACGCACCCATAAGAACGTTTTGCCCGCCGAACAGCTCAGAGTTGGACCTGGCTTAGGCGTCGGTCCGGAAGTTGCTGCAACGGGAGGATTCCAGCAATTCTATCGCCAGATGCCGCTAAACGTTGGAGAATATAAGCTGAACCAACTTCCCGGCAGAATCATTCCAGGTGGTGTGCAAACGGGAGGCAACGGAGAACTTCCTCAAATTTCTGCCGTAAATCACAATCCCGGCGCTCTCGTGATTCCATACGACGAACGACCCCCTCTCGCCACGCCAAACGGTGCTGTTTTAGGTAGGACAGAACACGGAAAAGAACCACGAGGATATGCGGGGCTTCGGCCATACGAGTCAGGTTACGAAGGGCCTTCGGACTCGATCGTCGAAGGAATGCAAGCACGTTATCTCGATAAAACAAAAGGCCGCCCGCGAACCGGAGATGCAGAAACCACCCCCATCATAAACGTGGGCGCTCAACGTACCGGAATCGGAGGATATGCAGTAGACACTATGGAAAGCGTAACATTAGAGTCTCAGAGGGGCCTGATTAACAAATTCTTAGGACCTGCAGGACCTACTGGATCAGTTGGTACAGGTGGCGAAACAAGACCGATGTATGTGCCAGAGACAACGCTTAGAGAAAGTTATGAAGATGTTTATTACACCGGAGGAGCCGCAACTACAATTGGTGCCGCCGAGAGATTGGACGTCGTCGAATTGCAGCCGGAGCTCAGGACGGCAAAGCGAGGTGGACAAACTCGCGATTATACTCCTGGAGCAGGAAGAACCAATATATTCGAACCCGAAAATATGGGCGCATATGGTCTTATCGATAAACCTGACTATAACAGCTATAATCATATGTTGTCCACGCCTATTGCAGCAACATTTGGATCTGTTGCCACTGATGGCAAACACGAACGGATTGGCACGAAGAGCACGGTGGAAAATCCTTATTCATCTCCCGGAGCACTTAATCTCGCGGAAAATCAGCTCACAAATAACCGGTTCAATCGCGATATCTCCAAACCCATCGACTTACATATGGATCCCGGCCAGCCATTCGCTCAGCAAAGAAGTAAACCATCCGCATGGAATCCGAGCACAATGGACGTAACGCCTCTCTGGAAACAAAAACGTGGTGCTCCAAAATGATTGTCATTTGACCCCGGCAAGAGTTTTTACATAAATATAGTTGTTTTCTAAGATGATTTATTATTTATTAAATAATTATGGATAATCTCCCAACAGATATCTCCAGGAAAATTTACAATATGGCATGCAGCAAGAGAAATGATTTTATTAAAAAAGAAATTACCTCAACTATTTGGTGCGTTCTTCATTTTATCATGACGAGCGCCGTGTTATACAATGAAATCCCATTGTTTCTGGGATCGTCAACACATTTGCACATTACCCTTTTCAATGTCGACAAACTTCAGCAGCCAAATGGACTTATTACAACAAGAATGTGTTTCTGGATCGCCGATGATGAATTCGAGATTACCTACAATGATTATTTTGATGGCGAGGAAGATGTGTGTATGTATACGGCAAACAAGCATGGAAAATATAAAGATGTGGCAGCCGACGCTTTTTTTCAATGTTTTCCAAACGGAATAGTATACTAATTTTCGAATAATATATTATAATTGTTCGAAACATTATATCAATTGTAAAATCAAATCTCAATAATACGAGGTGCAGCTTTCTTACCGCGAGCTTTTCTCGGTGTTTTTTCTACAGTTATCGTAGACTTCACAGGAGAACCAAAGTCAGAAGGGGGCGGAGATTCCAGATCAGACGGAATATCGGACAGCCGCTCTGATTCATCATCGCGGAGTGGTTTGGAAATGAGTGCATCTTTGATATCGGGCTTCAAATTTGTTTGTTCTGGAAGAAGAGATTGGATGCTTGCAGAAAAGTTTTGGTTTGAACCAAATTGCGCTGTTGGAGTAGGGAATGAAAATGTGGGTGGTTTCATTTCTTTTCGTATAACTGGCATCTGCTGAATTGGGATCTGCTGAGCAGGTTCCTTTTGTATTTGAGGACCAACGCCACCTCCACCTGTCATCATTTTCATGATCGAATCCATCATGGATCCTCCAGAAGAATCTCCTCCATCTTCAAGTGTTTTAGCCACCTTCTTTGCCATAACATTGCTCATATGGAATGTAAGAGCGCTCGCTCCAAATGTGAGCAGCAAGCGAACTTCGGGCGGTGTCTGAACTTTACCGCGGTATTTGAAAAAAAGTTCTTCAAAAATATTATCATACTCTTTCTGCGTATATACTGCTTGATGCATTTGGTCACTCCATCCGTCAAGCTCCAAGTCGAGGACGTCAACCTTATCGTTCAGGAATTCTAATGCAGACGCAAGTCCAACAACGGCTTTCCTAGAGAATTTAAGACTGCGATCTAATTCCAAATGTGTTTTTATCCTATTCAGCTCATTTCTCATCTCGCGAATATCATCTCGTGCGCTAAATTTTCTTGGTTCTATCCCTTGACGACGCAAAACTTCCAGCCTGAAAAGAATATCTGCTTTTTCGTCTCCAATTGTAAGAAATCCTTGAGACGGTTGCTCTTCCTCATAATAACTCTTTGAGCGTCTGCGCCTGCTTCCTCCAGATTCGCTCGAAGAACTATATACATCACCATCGCCATCATAATCAAGAGATATTTCGCTTCCCGATTCAGAAGCCGACGAATCATTCTTAGTTTTATTAGGGTTTGCAATATCTTTCATCATGTCTTTAAGATCGTCGTCATCGCCAAAATCAGAATCTCCAGACGGAACAATATTCTTACGGATTTGTCTGTCTGCAAATCTCTGTGGAAGCTGAATACCAACACCTCCGGCGTCTCCTGACACTCTCATTGCGGGACGTTGGTCAAACGAATTACCAAGCGTGACTGTCATTAACGATGATAATATAATATTTCTTACAAAAAAACGGCCATTAAGTTAATATGATTTCCCTGCATGGGGGTGTTGATATACCGGGTTATTCATATTCCTCGGCGGAGACCTTCCGGAGATTGATGCCGGGATGTTATTTTTTAATTCCTCGCAAATAGATCTCCATGGAGATGATACAACTCTTCTAATTATAGAGATATTATTAGAAATAGTATCGGAGAAGACTTGACGTTTTGGAATCTTCAACATGTCGTCCAATGAAACCCATGCTATTTCCGATTTTTCTATATATGCCGAACCAATATTTTTATATTTGAGAAAATTAACTATTTTTTTAAACCTAAGGGGTAAATCCGGACTATATGGCACCTCGAGGATGAACATCCTATATAAATTTCCTTTTTTAGTAGTTCCGTTAACCATGATCGACATTTTTTTTACACGTTCTCTAATAGAATAAGGAGAATTACATATGCATCCTAAAGTTTCCTCATAAAATTCGCGTGTTGCCGTATTCACAGGATCTCCATTGTCAATCAGTTCCGCCTTTCCTCCGAAATCTGAAAAAACATTGTCTCTTGAATCTTTGCCTATAAGAAATATTACGTCACCATGCTCATTCCGAGAGATTGGAAGAATTCCAGCCGAATTTTCCATTGCTTAACATAAGGAATGATTTTTTATTATGATTTTATGCATGTTAAATATTGTTCGACTAACATTCAAATATTATTTTTTTGCGTTTGAATGTTTGCGAATCAAAGTCAATATAAAATCCTTCATCCGTTTTAGTAGCCATTTTCTTCTTAAGATGTTCCATCCGAATCCCCGAAGTTCTCGAGAGTTCGTTCCAGGAGAAAAAAAGATGGCGTTTACCACCAATCTTAATAGCGATAGCATTTTTCTTTTCATACTTACTATAACGTTGATAACTATGCTCAAATAATTCCTCTAGCATATGGAACAATTTACGGTCTAGGTCAGCTCTATATCCACAATATGCCGATGATCGTGCCCCATCATATATCCATCCTCCACATGAAGAAATATAAATGCGACCGTTTGCATGGGCGGTTTCCGCATAAAGAGACCATAATCCCATGGTTCTAATTCTTGCATCATCAATTTCTTTGGGTGGCTCCGTCCAATCAAACCCACTCATATAATAGTTAGGATAACGATGATCGCCGACAATATTTGTAGGATAGTTGTCATCCATACGAATCCATCCGTCTCCCAAATGGTGTTCATACACCTTAAGCAAGTCCTCCAAATATATTATTTGCTTCCATAGAGTAGAACTGTTTGGCCCTACTATTCCATATTGCTTGTCAGATTTTTCGCGCAAAAACTCATACATGGCAATTGTCAAATTGGCCAAACGCCCAGTAGGTTTATAAGAGTCCACATGCAAAGGAACAGACGTATGAACAATGTCAAATTTAAAGTGTACCAAATCTCCTTCCTTGCACGAATGATATGGAGCGTGGATATTCACTGTCAGAGATATAACGTCATCTAAAATTCTCGTGGCAAAATGAAGATGTTTTCCACACACTGTCACATCCCATTCCTCGGAAAAACAACTGGCCATTCGATGTCTTACACCGATCGTGATTGCCAACGGACGACCTTCCCAAAAATCAGTCCTTCGATACACAAGCAACATAGAACAAAGTCTTCCAAACCATAAATTCTGCATCTTTCTCTTTAGAATTCGCTCGTATTCATCTCGCTTTCTTGCTTTGATCATGCTCAGATCGCTATATGCCACACTTAAATTTGCCACATCTGCATTGCCTAAACGCGTAGATATAACGGCTAGAATGTCCGTATTCATTATATTACATGGATAATTGGTTTATTATTAATGATATTGTTGACGATATGATTAGCATTCAAATGATATTTTTTTGCGTTTGAACGTTTGACTGTCAAAATCTATGAAAACTCCACGAGTTTCATTATTAGGAACCGACATCTTCCTTTTTAGATGCTCCATTCGAATCTTTGATGTTCGTGACAGTTCTTTCCAAGAGAAGAAACGATGACGCTTTCCATGGATCTTGATATCAATATAATACGACATTGCAAATGAATATGATCGAATGGGGCCATATTTATGAAGTTCTCCTAGGGCGTTGAATAATTTACGATCCATGTCTCCTTGATATCCATAATCGGTAGAAGGAAATGACCCATCGGGAACTATAGAACTGCAACTTGGATATAGCTTCGTTTGCGCATATGGTGTTTCTATATAAAGTCCAAAGAACCCAATAGTTCTCATTCGCGCGGGCTCGGATTCGCGAGGCATCACGGACCAATCAAAATTTTTCATATAATAATTTCTGTTGATTCGCCTCCTGTCGTCGTAATGATTCCATATATGATACCAACTTTGAACATTTTCAGGATAATTTTCATCCATCCTGATCCAATCGTCACCAAGGGTTTTTTCATATACCAAACCCATGTCATCAATACTCACTGTTTTGTCCCATAATGTAACTCCATTAGAAGAATCATATATGCCAAATTGCTCGGATTTTTTTACGAGACATTCATACATTGCCACAAGAGGACGATTATATTTTCCCACGGGTTTATACGAATCCACGTCCAGAGGAATCGTCGTATGAACAATGTCAAATTTAAACATAACTGGATCTCCAGATTTTAAGGAATGATAAGGACATCTTGTGTCTACCGTAATTGCAATGACATCATCGAGGACCCGTGTGGAAAAATGAATCTTGGCTCCACAAACATACGCGTGCCAACCTCTGAAAAAACTAGCAACTCTATGGCGAACATGGTCATTGATCGACAAGGGGCGACCGTCCCAAAAACTGGTTTGTTCGTATACGCACATATATGTTGTGAGTCTTCCAAACCAAAATTTATGCATTTTATCGGCTAAAATTCTTTCATATTCAGCTTTTTTCCGTTCTATGATCATAGTATTTTCTCCCGACGCAATGCTCAAATTTGCCACGCTGTCATTTGTAAGCCGGTGAGATATCTTGCAAAGAATATCGGTATTCATCTGTTACTGATGATATTCATACATCGTTAAGTTATTACATTAAAATTAAAAATAATAATAATATATTAACATATAATGCAGTTTGCTACTATTATGGACGCGTTTGGAGTTCAATCTCTTGAAAAAGAGATTAAAAAACCTAATTCTGATCGGACCGCGTTCGAAGATAAGATTTTTGGAGAAGAAGCAAAAGAAGAGATTGACGAAGAACCCATTTCATTTATTCCCGAAGAACGCAAGATCACAAAGATGGAAGTAAAAAAATTCATAGCAAATGCATATAAGAAGAATGGTATAAATGGTATATGGGAATTGCTCGACCCACGCGTCAAGCGGAAAATAATAAATATGTGTAAACAATCAGCACAAAGCGCTAAAAATTTCTTCGATGATCTATTCACTTCTCCTGAAAAAATGCTCGCAATACTCGGTTTACTGTTTGTCGTTATCATTCTTTTGGATATTGGTGGAAATAAAAAAGAAGTCATTGCTCCAGAACCCATGCAATATTCAATGTTCCCTCCACAATATCAGCAATATTTTGCTCCACAAATGCAGATGCCTCCACAAATGCCCACACAACTATATTCTGTGAATCCGATCAATCTAAATTCATAAAAGTTTATTTAAATAATAAAAATAATAGTATATTAAAATGCTTTATAAAGAATATGTAATATCAATCGATAGCTCCACCGACATTTATACTGGAAACCTGTCTTCGTTTGTATGTCTTCTGCCGCTCAATTGATAGATATTACACTCCCAGGGATATCAAATGTATACAGAGACGCAGACGGAGCTTAAGTCGGAGAAGACGTAAATAACTTAATATACACGCATACTATATCACAATGAAAACGACAAAGACTATAGAAGCACGCCTGAAAGAGGTCATCGAATTCAGGAAGAAATTCGAGGAGCTTGGCTTGGACTCCGAAAACGAACAGGTAAAAGAGCTCATCGAAAAGATGAATCGTTTCGTAAAGGACGGAGCTGGTTTCTCTGATAAGATACAATTATCAGACTATGGCCGTGTGGCGATCTGTAAGTTCTCAACACAACCGCGCAGTGTTAGCACCATCGTTCTCCGTGCTCTTACCAAATCAGAATAATCTAGCAATATATAGTATCACAAACAGCACGAACCAGTAGAATTTGATATTATTTGCGTCGATGTTGTTTGTCGGATATAAACTAGAAAAAAACAAAAGAGAATTCTTCATGGAGTACATTCTCTCGGAGAACTCGTCAGTGTCGTCAACAATTTTCTCATGGTTGATATTATAGTCTGCGATGGTTTCGATCTTCTCGTCAATACAAAGCTCGAATCTCATTTTATTGATTGCAATAGCGTCGACAATATGTTCGCGATATTTCTCAAAATTAAGTGAGATCTCGTCGCGTCGCTTGTCAAAATGATCATCGACCAACTTAATTTTCCTGACACAATGCCGCAGCTCCCGATGAAGACGCTGATTTTCCTTGTTTTCAGCAATCCTCAGCTGGCGGTTCAGTTGCTTGACTAAATGTTCTTGAATCTTTGAGCTCATTATATATACGTTTTATTGTTTTAAACATTATTTATATAATCAAGTTATGATATGTTGGTCATTTGATGTTGGTCATTTGATCCCGGTCTTATATCGTCAAAAAATAATATTTATTATGTTTTGACGTTGTAATCCCACGCACAATAATGAGCTTCCTCAGCAAGACAATCGAAGCTACTAAGAATTCGCAAAGCAACCGTGCAGAATATGATCGTGTTGCGGGAGTTCTATATAATATCGTGGAACGACGCGTCAAGAAACATATTTTGGCAAGAGCTTCGTCGGGACACACCGATGCAGCAATAGATCTGCTAAAAGACTGCAGCATTGACATAATCTCAAAATGGAGTATTTCGGAGTTGTTGTTTGATACTATTTTTGAAGACACAGCCCCCGTAGCATATAAGCTATTCTTTGATAAAATGACCCCATTTGGCGGATTTGATATCACTAACAACTCACCGATCTTCTCGTTTGATTGGACCCATGCAATGCTGCAAGAAAATCCTAATGTTGTTCAGTGCTCAATGGCGGTTCCGGCACCCAATAATACGCCCCCACCACCTATGACACCCAGTGTTCCAAATGCACCAATCAAAAACAAAACCCCGCTGGTTCGCAATTTATTTGGCAATGAGGAACTTCCTGAATTTTCACAGGATGAAATTGTAGCATATCTGTCGTCGTTGATGCCACAAATTCCGTCTTATAAATAAGTCGTAAAAAAAGTAAAAAAAAATTAAAATAGTATTTCAGACATGCAGGAAGAAAACGCACTGACCAGAATATCAAAGGGGCCGATGCATGCATTTAAAACGGAAGAGATTGGACTAATATTTGAAGAACTGTTGGGACGTCTTGGGGTTCTTCGTAGACACCAAAAAATTGTTTATATTGGGGATATGAAAGTACAAATGATTTATAAATTGGTGAATGAACATTTTATGTTTGTAACACAAAAAGACATCAAACAAGAAATACCATTATTGATTATAGACACAGAAAATGCTATTGATGCTTGGAAGAATATAAAATGTAATCCAATGGTCGTAGCAATTGATTTCTCGGAGAAGACCATACAAGAATATAATAAATATATAGAAATTGCCGATCAATTAGAATATGTTCCGGTTATCATTTCTGATGAAATGCTCATATTAATTCGCAGAGATCTCGCGCTCAAGGTTGGAATAAAAGGGATTAATCTTCGCAATTACAACATTATTTTTTACGATTCATAAAAATATAATTTATATATATAAATGAGTTCTCGTAAACAAGAAATGGTAAAATGGGGTTCTTCAAGGTCAGGAGAGCGCAGTCCGTCGCCAAGAAGAAGCTCTTCGCCGTCGCCAAGAAGAAGTCCTTCGCCGTCACCGAGAAGAAGCTCGACGCCCGTCAGAAGCTCGACGTCTCAAAACTCTAGATTCTCCCCCAGGACTACAACAGATCTTTCGAGGCGAGAAGCTAAGGTCGATCGTAGAAGACTACAAGCGGAGGCCAAAGCACACAAGTTTGCAATGCAACAGCAGCGTCAAGAGACCAGACACGCAAAACGCTCTCAAGACCTCGAATATGCAACGCAACACAAGGAACTATACGGTGTAACACCAGCCACGAAATACGGTCTGATGGCGGTAATTGCTGGCGTGATTGGATTCATAGCATTTCAACAAATTTGAATTGTATTAACGCGTTATATTTCCGAGTGTAGTGATTGCGCACATGGCCTGGTTGTTGCGTAGTATGAATGCAACGATTGCGTAACCGATTAGAAGAACGCCCATCCCGAATGACGACCAGCGAAGAATTGATTCCACCGACTTGGATTCCGCATTTTTATCATGAGCTAATGGGTCATAATATATCTTTTTAATAGCCCCTTTTGCGGCCTCGAGCACAATCTTTGCCTGGGCAAATGAACTGAATCGCTCGGTTATTTTCCCTTTATATTTCATATTGTCAACGGTGTATTCAACGTCATATATAACATTAAAGGACGTCGTCGTTGATCTCCCGGATGAACTCGTGTATGCTTTGATGTCTCCGCCGACAACAGTTGCTTCCGCAAGTATGTAAGAACTGGTGTCGCCGACAATTCTACTGGCAAACACGCTGACAAATAACAGGATGACGCCGAATATACCAGATACAACGCTGCCTGTAACTAAGCGTATATTACAGTATTTGGTGATGAAAGACGAATCCATTGGTATATAGTATACTAAATATAATATTTATTTGTCAACACGAAGATGCATATTTGATAAACAAATTATATAATATAAAAAAATAATTTCATCTGTTATGCAGATCACGGATGAAAATAAATTAGAACTCATGACTATATTTGTAGATGATATGTGCTCAATTATAAATGAAGAATTAGATTCAATCGATGGTTTGGGACCAGGTAGACGATCAAATTTTAAGAAAGCTCTTGCAGCAATGTTAATTGATAAACCACAAATAATATTTTCTCATATTCCAAAAAATATTATTCCAACTCTGGAAGATATTGGATTTGATGAACAAAGCGCAGATACAATATTATCACTCGTATCATTACCGGAAAATTCTACGACATCGTGGTGGAATAATTATAATTTTGCCAAAAAACTTGGAGATGGTCGCGGCTGGACCGTGGGAATTTTTGGAGCTTGCTCTGGGACAGGAGATCTTGTCATGATATTAGAAGAACTGCAACATATAGATCCATCACATAAATTATGTAAATATATACACCCAATGAAAAAAACAATTGGAGATGACATGACCGGTCTAGAAAATCTTGGCAAAGACATTATGTTGCTCGGAGATGATGACAAATGGCAACAAGCTGTATGGCATATTTATATAAAAATATATTGGGCTTTTGCAAAGGATTTTGCTGACAAATCTGGACAATGCGAAAAACGCCCAGGTCCACGATTGACCAAAAACTCTACCAGAGGGTTCATACTAGATACCGCTATCAATCATGGTCCTGGCATAATGGGCATAACTCCAATACTTAGAAAGATGAAAAACAAGAGCGAAACTGATGAAATCAAATGGTTCTTGGATTTTTGCGAAGCAAGAAGATTGCTATTGAAAGCAGGATATCAAAATTTAGACTCATCAAAGACGGGCGATAGATGCACATTATGGGCAACTATTGTCAAATCTGGAAATCTGGATTTGAAAAGACCAATAACGTGTTCACGGGGATATTGGGGTTCCAAAACGATAGAATGACGATATGACATATTTGATTGGGAATTCGAGTCAAATATCGGTTATTTTGATTGGGAAATATTGAGTATTTTTCCGTATCGACGTTTTGCCCTTGAGACGATCAATCAAAATTAAGCTGCATCATAGGCATATTCGTGACGATTGTTTGCTTGGGAAACCTGAAATTTGTCGTTATATAATTTTTTATGATCGTTCCCATGTCTTTGTGGTTTTATTTTGTTTATGTATTCTTGAACTTGCCAGATAGGTCCAAAGAAAAACCTGATTCTCCAGCTGTATTCTCCGCCAGGGATTTTGATTGAATTGTTTTTTTCAGATCCTAATTGTTGGTATATGCCCCAGCGATTTACATTTTCAAATTCTTTATATCGTATTTCTGGAGGGAACGCAATAGCACCTCTGGGCCATTCCATCAGTGCAATTCCTATTGCTGTATCCGGTGATTTGGCAATAACAAACCCAGCTGTCTTACTTGCAATATAACGGTTCTTCATAATTTCCCATCCGTCTTTATCTTTGATAAGTTGAATAAGAATATCGTTGAAAAATGTGGATGATAAAACTTCTATTGTTCCATATGAATAGATAGCCGGGATGTTCAATCGTATATAATAGTCAAATATCCCAGGAGCTATAATTTGTAATTTCTTAGTAATAATTATATCGGACACAAACTCTGAATTTAAATTCATTAGCTTTTGAGGGTGGTTTACCATAAATTCCCCCGGAATAGATTCAGATAACAATTTCGATGTCATCATACACGACATTTTATCTGCAGCAATGTCAGAAATTTTGTCTGGCAATGGAATATCTTTACATCCGGTCTCACAAAATTTTCTTTGGCACATACTCTCACCTTTATCAAGATCAAACACCGCAGATGTGCCCATGCCCGCTGAAGATAAAGACCCGGTTGCAAAATTAACTCCTTTATATGATATTCTCATTATCCCACCATTTAAATGCTCTGCCATATCAATCGCTATTGTTCCATTGTCACACGGCACATTCATTGTAAATAAATTAGCCGTGTAAATAAGTTTCTCCTTTTGAACAAATCTAGGCGAAAATGTTTCGGACTTTTTAAATGTGTGCCGAGGTCGTTGTAATTTTGGACCCGCAAATGTTACCACGTGGATTATATTCACATCGTCGTCACGAATAACGTTTAAAACATTATCCATTTAAATAATCAAATATTTTATTCGACGTATATTTCAGGGTGAATCAATAAAACATGGGACAATATTCGTATTGCAAGCGACACGCACATACAACGACGAGCTTTTTCACGGTACATTGATAAGAACAAAGATTGATACATATTTCTTTTTTCCGTCAAAAAAATATTAAAAGAATTTGCTATTTCTTTTTGTTGTTCACTTGTAAATTCACGATCAAACTCAAAAGTAAGATATGCGCAAGGAGATATTTTTTGTTTGTATGATGGATCATCATTATATTGTAAATTGATTAAAGATGTTCGATAATCAATTGTTTTTAATATTAGATTTGATACAAAATTATTTGTTGCAGATCCAGGACGATGCCGCATAATTTTTATATTTGGATGAGTTGGCAGATTAAACATATATCCACCAACAAGCCAACCGTCACTCTTTTTATGAGTGAATGTTCTTGTTATTTTATTGGTAGCATCATAAATATTCCACTCAATATCTTGAAAATTTATAAGCGAATCATTCCTTTCAAATTGAAAACTAACTATTGTTGTTGTCGTATCATCAAATACAGGAACCTCAAAATAGTTCACACGAATTATTTTAAAAGAAGACATGAAATAATCTCTAGTTCTAGTAAAAGTTTTGCTATGACCAGTGAAGAAGCTCAAGGGAAGAATAACAATTCCGCCGTCTGCTTTGTACATGGAATACAAAAATGCATGGAATAAATCCGCGGTAGAATATTTATCATATATTTTTTTATCGGGATTATGAACACGATTCCTGTATGGCGGATTTGTTAATACAAATTTACCAGTATATTCCGGTGGGTCCATGAGAGTATCTCTGTGAATAATGCACTCGTGCAATGGTGTAATGTCGTACATTTCAACATTATCAAGTTTACTCCACTTCACAAGATCCATATTTCCTGCAAATGGTTCTATAACTACCGATCCTTCTGGAACTTGCATGCCGTCGAGAATTCGATCAACATTTGTAGAATAAAATTGCCCGAGATTTTGCTTTGACATTTGATATTTATTATTTTTTTTTATATTGATATTTTACGTTATGATTATATTGACAACATAATACATAAATAACGCAACACAACCAACATTCACAAATATGTCTTTAATGTTTGACATGCTCTATTCCGGAAGGTTCTTTCATGACGAGAACGTTGTGCGGCAGATACAATCCATGATCAAATCACATCCATGTGAATACTTCATGGAAGCAACCCCGCAAATAGTGTTCGACGATGAATCTTGGGCGCTCTTCAAAAAAAATATGGCAACACAAGCAAAACAACGCAAAAAGAATAATGAACCTTCTTCATCTGCTAAAAAACTTTTAGTCCGCTCAAATAATAGAGATACAACATTTTCAAGAATTGAATTTGATCCAAAAAACACGATCGTGAGGATTGATAAAATCTCATTTGAAATATTTAAATTTAAAAATTTCGAAGAGGTTAAAAAAATATATATACAAAAAAAAGAGACGGACACCATTTATAATATTATAACCGGAGATTGTGACGCTGGCGAATACTTTTGGATATCATGTGATTCTGCCACCTAACTGCAAGAACGCGTTATCTATATCGTTAAAATGTTTACAACAGGACTCCATAAATCCTGTAACATTTTCACCATTTTGTTGGAATATGTCCAAAGATTTCAGCCAACTCTTAGCAATAAACTTCAAGCCTCCCTGAGTATATTTTCCTGATTTTGTATGTGTCGCAGATGGTTTTACAGGCTTAATATTTCTAATAGGTTTACTCCTATTATCACATAAATTTGCCTTAATGTTCTTATCAAATGCCAGAGCGTGAAGTAACGCATCTGCAAGATCATCCTTTTTCTTTGATTTATCAAAAAAGTTTACCATATCTTCATCTTGTTCCGTATTCCTTAAAAAATTTGTAACGGTTTCCACAGAAAGTTTTTTACGTTCGCCATATGACCAGTTTTTAATCTCTCTATCCGGCCAAAATTGTGTCGACGATGCATACGAGAGTTTATGTTTTGGGTCGATTTGATAACAACGCCCATCATGCATTGCACAATACATTTCCAAATAATGTTGGATCCTGACTGCGCGTGGATTCTTTCCCGGCTGCCGTTCGATAGCAATATCCGTGGACTCCTTAATCCAATCCGCAAAGTTTATTTTTGTCAGTCCGTCAGCAATTCCTTTGGGATCCGGCATAATATTTATCACACTCCATCTCATGATCTTATGACCATCAATCATACATATGCCAAGATTCAGGGTGCCGGGATCAATTGCGATTATCATTCTTATTTTTATAAGATATTTAATAAGTTAATTGTCATTTGTCCCCGGTAGTACTAATAACCATAAATATAGAGTCGTCGTCTGTAATGTATCATAATAATCACAATGACAAAGATGATGGCCATTATGGCGCTGTTGTTTACAACTGCAACCGCGAGAATGATTAATGCACCTTCATCTCCAAACGCGAATGTTTCTTCACGACTTGATGTGGTCACGTTCGTCAAATATTGCGATACGATGAAGATCTCGTTCATGGAGTATAAAAAGAATGTTGCATATTGCAGCACGATGGACTGGAATGGCATCAATGATGCGTTTTCATCTGATATGCCTACATATGAAAATCCGAGTCTCTACTTCTCTGATACCATCGATTATCTTAATATCTCATTCTCATATACTGATACTTATGTGGTGCTGCAGAACCCAGATATTATTATCAACGATGATTTCGAATATGTTGATACTCTGAAAAACGCAATCAAGAATAACACCGACCCCGACAGTTATTGCCGTGATATCGAGAACACCGGCGGAGGCCAAGTGTACAAGCTCAAGCAAGGAACTACCAATATCAACGTGTGCGGAACGAGCATTGTTCCTCCTTCTCCTCCTCCAAGCCCCCCGAGTCCCCCAAGTCCTCCAAGCCCCCCGAGCGGTGCATCTACAAACGTAGCAAGCATCACGATGTTCTTCGCGACTATTGTCGGCATCTTTATGTTTTCTTAATATGCGTTTGATGATTATTCAATAAGTTCCTTTATTTTGTAATATCATTTATCACGTCATCAACAACGAGAGGTTTATACCGCAACTCCCTCCACGAGGTCGCGGATTCCGTTGGCATCTGGTTCGTATCATCGATGGGATTAAGCGGATCCCACTTCGACAATTCCATAGTGGTATCATCATAACCATCGACATCCAAGTGTGGGACGGTCACGTTCCCCATATGTAGTTTTTCCACCATCAGAAAGGCTTCGTAGGCCGTCATCGAATCAGAAGTGATGCTCTCTGGTTCTAACGCGTTTGCTTCTTGTTTCAAGTTTGCGAATAACGCAGCTTCGCATTCTGGAGTTGAATTACCGATGATGGAAGAATACAGCCTGAGCATTTCAACTAGAGTCTGATTTGCGAATACCATAGTTGAAATATATATTTTAAAATATAATGAAATTTTACGCAATCTATTTTCTTCCTTTTAATAATTTTACACCATTATTGTCTTCCTCGTCGGAATCATCTTTCCTCGCTCTATCCTTAGAGAACCTCCAAAAGAACCGAGCTCCCATTTTGAAGTCGTCTCTCATCTTTGCTTTCCAGTGGAAAACGCAATCTGTAGGATCGTTGCTCAATTTTGTATTGTCCAAAACCAAGACTCCATAATTTTCCGTACAGGCGTTCAACACCTTGTTGAAATCTTCGAAGTTCTCGAAGCAACCGAAAAACATATTGTACAGACGCCAGCGGTTCGCTTGAATAGCTTCGCGACACACCAAAAGAACGTCGATGTTCGCACGGATTGCAGGAGGTCCCAGATCGGCAACATACTGACTCGAAAAAATCAAGAAAATGTTCAAGTGCCTTCCATTCATGAAAATATAACGCAACACAGGCTTCTTCATGATGCTATTGTCATACGCAAGATCATCGAGAACTACGAAGACACGTTTCATATTTCCCTTCTTGGCGGCCTTTTTCTGCCGTTCAAGCAATTTCTCGAGTGCTGGACCGTCGAAATCCTCATACACAAAAACCTCTGGAATGAATTTTCCAAAATATCCGTTTCCTGCCTCGGTTCCGCTCATCACCACCCCAAATGGCAGAATATCTCGTTTGGAATACAGTAAATCTTTGATGATGATAGATTTACCACTCCCACGCCTTCCCACAACTCCGACAATCGCTCCTGGTGATATCGTAGACACGTCGAACTCGCGAATATTGAAACTCATACAACTACAAATCGATTACTTTTTATTTAGAGAATTTTTACATGCTATTTATCAGTAAACAGGGCTAACAATTTCCTCGTCAAGACACTTTGCTCGAAAAAGTTTTCCTCCATCATGTTGTGATACAACTCATACTCGTCGTAGTAGTCATCATCTTCTTCGTCGAGTTCTTGTATATACTGATGAAGTTCCTTGTATTTCTTTTCGAGATCCGTGAATTGTTTC